CTATTTTTCAGGCATTCCCTTGATCCGTTCCGATAGGTCTTTAACCTGTTCTTTTAGTGTAGCCACTTCCTTCTCCAACTCATTGTGGCTTTCTAGTTTTTTGGCTAGACTGTCAACCTTTTTGTCCATCTGTTCTACCTTGTAATCCAGCAATGCTGAATGTTTGGAATTGCTGGTCCATGTTGCTAGGACCGAAGGTACTCCGACGCAAAGTCCGGATATGATCGCAACCAGAATTGTATCAGTCATTATTCGTCCTCGTTTACTTCTGGCAAACCTGCTAGGCTTGTTAGAATTGAGCATACGCCAGCCACGACCGTTGTGCTTGCTGCGTACATCCAGTTTACGTCCGGAACGGCTGCGCCTACGGTGATAGAGGCTAGCGCCGTTTGAGCCATTGTCTTGATTGCTCGAACTCCTGCTGCTTCCCACCATGCTTTGTTTGTAAGTCTACTCATCCTCGTTACCTCCTACTAAAAAGGGCACGCCATCTGGCATGCCTTCAATCACCTATACTATTCTAGAAACCGTTTCTGATGCATTGATCAGAGTTCCGGCTGCTGATGTAACCCACGTTAGAGCGACCTTGTTTCCTGGTGCAGCTGGTGCTGCCTGGATGACAGCGGATACTGGAAGAGTGATCACGTTGTCTACTGCGGTTGTTGTTACTTGTGCTAGTGCTCCCGGGACTGCTGTTCCATTGGCATAAAGTTGCACTTGATTTGTTCCCGCTGCAGTTGCTGAAATCACGAAGCTTCCATCCACTTTATATGTTCCAGGTTTTACGATCTCCAGAGCGTTTCCGTTTAGATTGACTCTGTTGTTTGTCCGAGCCTGAACCGTTCCAGGTGGGATCGTTGCGCCGGCTGCTAGTATTGCGCTTGTCGTGTTGACGACTTGGATCATGTCTCTACCTCTACGCTACTGTAGCGCCTGTAGGGTAGTAAGTTCCATATTGTGGGTAGTAAGGCGGATTTGTGTAATATCGTCCTAATTGGCTCAAGATATTATGAGTTTGTACGCTGTTTGAAATTGCCTGCAAACTTTGATCATATTGAGTTTTCAAGGCATCATATTTGTCTTGCATCATTTGAGTCTTTAAGTTGCAGCAGCATTGTTCCATCTGATGAGATAGGTTGTTAATGCTTTCCTGTACTCCTCCGAAACCTTGGCATAAAGAACTATTTACACCGTTGAAGCCATTCATCATGGCCATCTGCGTTGTGTTTGCGTTTTGCATTTGGTTCACGTTCATCTGGTTGATTAGCTGCGCGTTTTCGTATGCGTTTGAGCAGATTCCGTTTGTGATTCCGTCTAGCTTGCTAATAATAGCTTGTGTATCAAATCCGCGCTGAACCTCTGCTTGTGTGCCTTGCTGGTTGTTTCCCCAGGCTCCGCCACCAAATCCAAAAATCAAAAAGAATAAAATTAGAATGATAATCCCGTTTCCTTCTAGAAACCCATCTTTGTTTCCAGTTACAGAAGCGATATCAGATAATGATAAGTTGTCCATGTGTGTTCTCCTTTCTTATCTATCTTGATTTTGCAAAATCCTATTTTAGAAAGCCCTTGAACTGTTCTGCCATTCGTTTGGCCTGATCCAGTTGAGCCTGCGTAAATTTTCCGGAGGCCATCAGCTCGTTTAGAAGTTGCTGTGGATCCTGCGTCCCTAGCATCTTTTTAAATTGCTGAAATTGTTGCATCATGTTTCCGTTTCCCCCTGGTCTATTTTGAAGTAGTGGATTCATGACGGTTGCCTCCTCTCGCATTCTGTTCTACCTTTGAAAGCCATTCCTTGAATTCTGCCTTCGTGAGGTACTTGTCTTCCGGTTGATCTTCTTTCACTTCCTGGAAGCTATAAGCCTTGATTGTACAGAAGCCACTTGCATCGGCTTGTTTCTGATAAAAAATAGGCTTGTTACTATCCATTAAAATCACGGACTGGTTCGGTCCTAGAGTGAAAGCTTTAGCACTTTCGATTCCGTTTACAAATTGAATCTGGTTCATTTGTTGAGTCGGTGCCTGCATCTGTGGCATCCCGAACTGCCCAGGCTGCGGCATGAAATTATTGAAATATGGTGTGTTCATTGTGTTCTACCTCTTTTCACCTATATTCTCTTATATTTTCATGTCTGGAGCCGTCCCTCTTTTGTCCTTCTTTAGCTTGTAAAATTCGAAGGCCATATCAACCAAAAGGGCCCAGTAGTAGTCATTTAAATCCTTGACGGTTTCTTCGAATTCGTCTTTTGACATGCCTGCGTCCTGGTAGTGCCATTGCGAGTCTTGCGTTTTGCTTCTTAGCTGATAAACAACTTTTTTCTGTCTGTCGCTCAGTCCTTGTTCTTCAATTAGAAAATGTGCAAAGTCTGGGCGTAGAGGTGTCTGGTATCTTCTATTTATTCTTCTGTTCATTGTGTTCTATTGCTAGTCCTTTCTATTTAAATGTTCCGTATGGGCTTGTATTCAATCCGGCCGAGTTTAGCTCTCCGCAAGCCATCCATCTACGTGTTCCGTCGCCGCCAATCCAACTGATCCACACATACCCTTCTCGACGGACGTATCCGTCATAATTGACGTGCTGTCCTTGAATATATGTTAGTCCTGTATCTTGTCCTTTTAGGCTTGGAGCTCGTCTGATCTTGATTGTGCAAGCAGGATAAAAAGTAGCTTTTTCATGTACAAAGTCTGAGGGGATACCATTTAGCACGGATGCTGATCCAGTAGTGGTTCCGCCTCCTTGATTGAATGGCACGTGGCTTGCATCTGTCCAGTTTGCGAATGTTCCTTTATTTAAAATCACAGTTCCATCTGTTACAAATGCTAAATCTGCAGATACGTTATTCGGCAAGTGATATACTCCATGCGAGTTTCTATCGTACATATGAGAGAACTTTCCTTTTGCTACTTCCATGTGGCTGTGGTTTCCTGTAGCGTATCCTGCAGTTCCTTCATCTCCGAACGTATCTCCTTGCTTGAAATATTTCACTCTTTTGATATCCTCGATATAGTTATCATGAATAAACATAAATGTAGCAAAATCAATTGTTCCGTCTCTGAATAGCACTTTCTTGTCTGATTCTAAGAAAACTGCGTTTCCGTTTCGTGCCGAGTCATAGGCTACTAGGTGACAGTCGCATGGTGCGATAGTTTCATCGATTCCAGTATCCTTGCCTGCATTGTCCATAGCATTCGTCCCTAGATGCGTTCCTACATTATTCCCTTGGGTTACGTTCATGTACTCCATGGGGAAACCTAAAAGCTGATATCCGCCTTTTGTAAGTTTTTGTCCTTTTCTCATTTTTTGGACCTCCTTCTATTTATGAAAAAAAGCCTATTGCTAGACTCTTGCAAAAGTATTTAATTAAATCCATCTTTTTCACCGGTTTTAGAAATTGCTAAACCATTTGTATTCCAATAGCCTAGATAATCGCCGGCTTGTAGTACGTTCCCATAGACATCCAAAGCGTCTTTTACAGTTACAATATCTACATTCTTACTTTGAATATATTCAATCGTATCTTTCATTAGTTTAATCTGATCTATATCTGCATATTCTGGGAATTTATTAGTAGTCATGTTCTCAATGTGTGTCATTAATACAAGCCAACCATTTTTTTGGATACATTCGTCAACAAGTGATTTCATATAATCCAATGAAGCTGTATTAACTCCTGCTTTATCACCAACGGCTTTATCAAAGAATCCGCCAAGATTACACCTAGTAATATAGTAATGTGGGACACAACCAGTATTAATTCTTACGTGTTGTTCTTGGTCTGAAGTTCTGATTGCATAATCATAATACTTTGAACACAAAGCTCTTGTTTTTGCGTTGTTTTTTCCTTCTGGATAAACAAATACGTTCGGTTTATATCCATGTTCCTCAAGCGCTACTTTTATGCTTGCCAACGTGTATTCTGGATCAACATCTTCACTTGTCAAAGGATTAAATCCATGAGCCAATACTTCCGCACCGCTTTCCACACACTCAGCAAGTTGTTGCCAATTCATATAATTAGGTGAATTAGCATTTATAAATGCACATGAGATAGGAATATGGTATTGTTCCATAATAGGTTTTAGATGTTGATAAAACTCAATTCTACCGTCATCATCAATAATTGTTATTAATGGTTTTCTAATTTGATTGTTAGAAAATATTGTAAATTTATCATCAAATTCTTTAGGACTATACTTTTTTAACGCGCTTCTAAATAAATTAACATTAGCAGTAATATTTGTATCTTCTACATTATCACTACCAAATTTATATATTGAAAGTCTGTAATAACATCCTTTTGGTATTTTTACCAAAGAATATATTTTTGCTTTCCTATTGACCATGCTTCCGGATAAACCTGTATATGTTGTTAATACAACAGCATAGTTTTCTTTGATAGTATAAAGAATATCGTTGTCGGCATATAAAATATCTTTGTTGACGATTCTATATTTATCTTGCGTTAGTGTACCATCCACCGCTGATGTTGTTCCATTAATAAAAGTTCCAGTTGGCAAACAATCTAATTTATTCTTATCAGAATTTACTTTTTTTATAAATTCTACTATATCAGCACGTTCTTCTTCATTTTCTTTTTTTCTAAAAATAGAAATTCTGTAAATACTGCCATTTTCTATTTTGATTTGATTACCAACTACTCTACTGATTAATGAACCATCTGGATTGTATAATGCTAATACTGCATTAAATTCATCGTCAACATAATATGTTTTATCTTCGTAACTTTTCAATAAATCATAAGTTACGATTCTATTTTTGTATTCGTTGGAGGCTACTGATCCATCATTTAATATAGTACCATTTGTCCAATACCCTATGATGTGTTTAGAACCTAATAAATTGCTATATTGCATATTAAATATATTTTCTTTTTCTGACAATTCTGTTATTTCTACTGAATTTTTTTCACATGATGTTCTAGCCGTTCTATCAAAAGCCGTATAGTATGATAAATCATCTTCTGTAAATGATGAAACAGTATTATTTGATAAAGTGAATAAAACTTTATCATTATTAACATTGCTATCCATAGATAATCTTACATAATAAGTGTTAGTTTGAATATCTGATTTTAATGCAGTATCAAAGTTTACGATTCTATTGATAAACTTTTTGCTTTTATCATAAAAATAGACTCTAATAGTAGCTTCTGTTACCCCAAATATTTTAACAATAAATTTTTCATTAGCCGTCACACGAATGAAATCTGATGACCAGTATAAGTTATTAACTTCTTCAACACCTGATGTGTTGATATACATTGATAATTTATCAGTTTCCTTATTGTGCAAATTTATGCCTGTAGTTGTCCTTAGTTCAACTAAACTCTCATTCAGTTTACTTACTCCGAGTGTTTCATCCAACTGTTGTACTGTGCCTTTTTTCGTCCCGCTTACATCTTCTACGATTAATAAATCTTCTTTTTTTATGCCGTTTGAGCTAGGCAAATCTTCTATTTTAAGTCCCATGTTTTACCCTCCAATCCTCTTTTCGAGTTGTTTGATTTTTTCATTTAAGTCATCAACTTCCTTCTGTAAAACATAGCCACATCTAGCAGAAAGAGGACTACTAGATGATTGACTATCTAATTTATCTATAACCAATTTTGCAATTAGTTTTTTAAAACTATCCATTTTATCCTCCTTCTAGATGCCATAATTTTTATGCACTTTAATTGTACCCTTGTCATTGTAATAAGCCTTCTTTACTTTTTTGATTACACCATTATCGTTATACCAAAGTTTAGCTTGCTTCAATACTCCTGCATCGCTAGACTTTTCTACATATATGTTTTCACCGCTTTTAGTTGTGATTTCATCACCGCTATTATTAAGCAATACATCTTGATACATGATACTATTACATGCCAATTTCACTTGATCTGCTAGCGTAGTGAACTGTACGCTTGCATAATCTGATGCAGTTCCATAATTATCTACAATACGCACTTTAAATGTATATGTAGTTTCAGGCTTCAAGTTATCAAGCGTAATACTAGTTTCGTGATTTGCATCTATCCATTTTTCGTTCTCAACAGACCATTGATATATGTAGTCTGTAGATCCGTCCTTGATACTGAATCCTCTCCATTCAAAAGTAGCACCGAATGGAGTTAGATTTATGTATGCTACAGTACCTTTAGAAGGTTTATCTGGCTTTTTTGTGGTAATGCTTTCAGTTACTGCATCAGTAAGTAAAGTGCTTTGTGAGCCTTTATATACAACATAGAAACTTACAGTGTAGTTAGTGTTAGGGCTTAAATCTGTCCAACCACCATTGTTACCTACTTTAGCATCTTCTCCTAGCACCGCTCTGATTGCATAAAAATTATTAGGGTTTGAAGTTAAGATAGCCCTGTAGCTAACTGATTTGTAGTCACTACTTAGACTTGCTTCATCGATTAAAGGCAAAGCGATTGTAGCTGATTCGGTCTGTGAACCATTTGCAGATATATTGCCGAAGATAGTACTAAAATATATATTTCTAGAATCTTTTCTGTTATTCTTTGCGAATGTATACTCTAGTGTTCCACTGGCTAATTTCCACTCTCCTGTTCCACTTACATTTATGTTTACACTATGACTATTGCTACCGAAATTTAGAATAGCCCCATTGTACTGCGTTGAGTTTGCCGAATAGGCATGTTGCAAATAGATTATGTAAGAAACTTCATGTTTTACATCAGGATAAGTACCTGTAATGCTATTGGAACAATCTACACGAAAACTAATGCCAGGTATACCAGTGTTGTAAGTACCCATAGACTATTCCTCCAATTGGAAATAAAAATAGCCACTTGGGCAGTTTGATACTGTAGGCGGTTCTTTCCCTATTTTGTATTTGATTTCCTGCTTTTTTTCTAATTTTGCTACACGCATTTCTAGGTTCTGGATCATCAACAAAAGCTTTCCACCCTCGTCTTCCCCTAGTTTATTTTGAATAAATTTCATGAAGTCTAAAAACTGTGCGTTCATGCCATCTGTTGGAATTTTCAGTAATCCGTCTACGGTCAATCCACATAAATTCTCATCCAGTCTCGTATCGATGATGTCTCTTGCTTGGATGCTCTCCGCGTATGCTGGAACCTGAATAATAGCTAGAATGATCTCGTAATTACTTGAATCCCTCACAGCATAGGTTGGTTTAGTTCCTGTTCCCTTTACGTACTTTAATTCACAACGGTTTGTGTTCTTGCTGTATCGTACTGATATATAGTCATATCGAAGAACCGTCGAGGCTGTGTCTACTGTGAATTCTACTTCCTCTGTGTTTCCGTACGTAATGCCACCAGCTCCTTTTGCTGCGGTTAAAAGAAAAGCATAGCCGGGAGTTACACCGACTCGCATTCCTCCGTTTGCTTTTACTCTTAGATCGTCTTCCGTGATATTAAAAACGCCACTTGTTCGACCCAGATGAAAAAGTCTTACATCTTCCGCATAATATTCTGTATCGTCTAGCGGATATGCCTTTTGTGTCATTTGTTTACCTCCCAACTTTCTATATTTGTTACAATTGATATTTTGGTATCTTGGTTTAACTCTTCGACAAAGTTTAATTCTGTAACTCTGGCTAAAGCTAAAACTTTATATTGATTACTTTTCACGACTACCAGGTCACCTAGATCATAGTCCTTTCCGAGTTCTGCAATTTGTGAGTAAGGATCCAATTCAAAGTCAAATTTATAGGCACCCTTATTAGCTTCAGAAAGTTTGTTCAGTCCTCTTTGTTTTAGCAACTCGGTGTATTCTGCGTCTGTGTATTCCTTGTCAACTCCGTTCTCTTTATAGCTCTTTTGGAGATCTCTAGCATCGACGTACATTTCGAGTATTTGTTCGTCTGTGCTGTTTCTGTTGTCTACTACAAGCCTTGTTCTTTGTTCTCCTGAGTCTTCCCCTAAAACATAGGCATAATTTTTAAATTCGGACACGTCGATCTCGTATGTCTGCGCTTTAATGTTTCCCAGGTCATCACTGAATATAGCGTTCTTTTGAACTCTTCCTTCGTATATTTCAAGATAATTTAGAAGCTTGTCATGTACCGTTTCTTTCCATCCTAAGCCTCCAATCTGGCAGTAATTAATAAACATTTCTTCTAGGGTTCCATAAGATGTTTGGCTTCCGTATTTAATTGTTGGCGTCAATCCTTTTGCCTCGGCAACATTAATATCTAAGCCCCTCTTGTTGCTCCTTACGACTTCCAGTAGAGAGGCTTCTATGTTTTTAATTGTCACTGTTCCATCATTGATTCTGGCGTCTAGGTTATTTAATTTGCCGTGTATCTCCAGGCTTTCGGCGTCGTATTTCACGTTAGAAATGAATCCGATTTCGTCTCGGTCTGTGCACACGATTCTGTTTCCTTCAACTAAGTATTTATCATTATCTGCGGTTCTTCTCGCATGAATCTCAAACGTTCCGCTGGCCCAGTATTTTGGTCTCCACTGTATACTCGTACAATTCTGTAGAAGAGCTTGTTTCTTGCCTTCTTTGTCATAAATGAAATACTGCATATCTACACCCCAGCTACTGTATCTTCAAATAATATTCTTACATTTAACTGATCTTCACTATTTGAGGCGCCATATCTGATTACATTGTTTCCTGGCTTCAGTTGAAAAAAAGTAGAGTTGTAGTCCATATAGCTGAAAATGTTTGTAACTTCTTCCTGGTGGATCAAATGGCAGTATCTCTCATTTTCATAGGTACTTACTACGAGCTCATCATCAATTGCTAGAGTAATATCTGGAAAGCTGATATTCTCTTGTGTGTTCACATTTGTAATTCGTGGAGCTTTGATTCCATCAACTCCTGCAGTCATTCTACAGATAAAGCCTGTGCTTAGAGCTCCTTTGTTGTAGATTGTCTTCAATGGTTGATAGATTCTTGAACTAAGTTTGAAAGGCTGCGTGCTTGAATAACTTCTTTTGAATCTGTGCAAAGCTGTTAATGTGTTGAAATCAGTGATATTTGAATCCGTGCTTCTTGCATAGGGATACGGCGCACGAAGTGTTATCTGGAAGTTCTGCCAAGTTACATTGTTTCCTAACTCCGGAGTTTTCTTGGGACTTACTTTCCAGTAGACGTCTATATTTTCCTTGGTGTTTATCAAACGTAAAGTAGCAGTTACACCCGGAAGTATAACTGCTAGTAATCTTTTTCTTTTCTGTGAACCATATTTAAATCGACCGTTCAGTGTGATGTCCTTAGCCTCGATAGATTGTCCGGTGATGCTAGAGCCCACCTGGTTACTTACTGTTGCCTCGGACATGTTGATACTGTTTGAAGAGATTCCATCTATAGAAGTGATACGAATACCGCTTTTTTTCGAGAACTCTATTGTTTCTCCGTATTCGTTTGTATATATCAGATTTATTGCCATACTAACCTCCTCATCATGTTCTGCGTTTCTGTTGCGATTTCACTCGGTGTTAAAGCCTTAGCTGAATTAATAGTCTGTTCAACGTTGTAAACCGTTGCGTTTCCTGTGCCTAGTCCCAAGCGTCCAGGATTGCCTTCTAGAGCCAATCTTGAAGTTAGGCTGTCCATGTTTGCTGCATCTATTAATTCGTTCGACATGCGTCCCATAAAAGCCTTAGCTTTTGGCATGGCCTTTTCTACACCTAATGTGATTCCGGCGGGGATCCATTTACCAATACGATCCGCGAATAGTCTTGAAGGCGACCCGATTCCTAGGGCCCCTTTTACACCGTCAATTAGGCCTTTAGCCATACCGCTAAGCCATCCGGTTAAGGCTCCCCAGGCTCCACTTATTCCGCTCCTGATTCCGTTTACGATATCAGAGCCAATTGAAATCATTTGTCCCGGTATTTCTCTTACTTTGTTTACAATTCCATTAAAGAATTGCCTTCCTGCTTGAATCGCTTGATTTGCAAAACTTCCGACAAAGCTTGCCGCTTTTGAAATCGTGTTTGATAAAAAGGACCACACTTTTCCTGGTAGCTGCTGGATAAAGTTCACCACATTTGTGATGAAGTTTTTTCCTGCCTGAACGGCTTTCTGGATCATTTGGCTTACCCACTCGGCTGTCTTGTTAATTGTCTCAAGAAGCCATGTCCAAATCTTGCCCGGTAGCTGGGTGAACCACTCGACGACTCCAGATATAAACTGCGGTATATCCTGCGTTGCGAATTGCACTAGGCTTGCGCCCCATTCGATTAACTTTCCTAAAACAAATCCCACAGCGTATCCGATCCAGTAAGGTATTGTTGTCCCGAAAAACGTTTGAATGTTTGTCACTAGGGTGTTTACCCCTTCAGGAATTGTTACCGTGAAAAACTGAACTACTTGTGTAGCCAGGTTCTGTGCTGCGTCTATAAAGCTTTGAAAAGCCTCTGGAATTGTTACTGTGAAGAAGTTTACGATTCCATCTATAACTTGGCCAGTAGTTTCCTTTATGCCATCCCATAGACTGATCCAGAATTCTCTGAAGCTGTCGCTTGTATTCCAAAGATATACGAACGCCGCTACTAGTGCTCCGATAGCTACGATCACCAATGTGATAGGTCCACCGATTACTCCTAGAGCTGCGCTTAGTCCAGAAAGGCCTCCGCCGGCTAGTGTAAAGGCTTCGGCCATACTAGCAATCACGCCCGTTCCTGATGATGCAGCGTAGGCCAGTCCATCAAGCAATCCGGACCCCTTTGATACTAGACTTCCAAATGTCTTGATCTTCTTCCCAGCATCACCGATTGTTTTTGCAATGTCGCTAACAGCCTTGATTCCTTTCCAAGCTGCAAAAGCTCCGGCTACAGCGGCAATCAAAGGCATAAGTCCTTGAATCGTATCTGCTACTGTTTGTACCTTGTCTATAATGTCTGGAAGCTTTTCGATAAAGGCTGCGACGAACTCCCCTACTTTTTCTACAAGGATTGGCAGAATATCTCTGATTCTTTCCAGAGCACTTTTTACAAAATCTAGAGAATCGTTGGAATCTAGCTTTTGTGCGATTGTATCTCGTACGCTGTCCCAGGCTTCCTGAATTTTTTCTGTTGCTGCTTTTATAGCTTCCGCGGTTGGTGCAAAAAATTCTTTTAGTGCATTCAGCGCTTTCGGAACCTCTTCAGCAATCCGGTTTAATCCGTCTCTGATTACAGAACCGAAGTTTGCAATCATTTCTTGAATTGTGGGTAAGCTGTTATCAGCTAAAAAGTCATTGAAGGCCGTGATGATATTTGCAATGCCGATTGCGATACGTGCCGACATATTCGTGAAACTTGTCGCAAAACTTCCGGCCATCTCTTTGGCTTTTCCTGCTACTGCTGGGAAGGATTCTGTTCCGTTCTCTAAAGCATCCATCAGTACATCATTGAATTCCTGCGCGCTAATTTGTCCCTTAGAGAAGGCATCGGATACTTCCGCCATACTTTTTCCCGTTTTTTCTGCGAAAATCTTTAAAACAGGAATTCCTGCATCAGTTAAACGTTGCCACTGATCTGCAGATATTTTTCCACTGGCGTTCATTTTTGCGATTGCATCTACGGTATTAGCCAAGGTTTCATTTGTGCCGTCTCCGTAAAAAGATACAGCATCCATCATGTCCTTTACCATTCGAGTAGACTTATCTAAGCCCAGTCCTGATGTAGCCAGTTTTTGTGTTGAAGTGGCGGCTGTGTCTAGTCCATATGCGGTATCCGTTACAGCGTCACTTAAATTGTTTACAACCTTCGCAGCTTTTTCGCTGCTTCCTGCTAAAACTCCTATAACTTGTTTAGCTTTTTGCATGGCATCTAATCGGGCGGTTGCTTTTCCGATTGATCCAGATATTAAGTCCCAACCTTTGCTGGCGGCTTTGAATACAGTTGCGCCCACGAAGGTTGACTTCACTTTGTCTGCGAAGCTTTCCGCACTTTTATGCGCTCCGCTAAGGCCACTTTTGTATTCGCTGTCGTCAAGTCCTAACTTGACTTTAATTGTTCCATCAGCTCCTGATGCCATTTTTCAACCTCCTAGGTTTCTAATCTGGCCAGAAGTTCTGCTTCTATTTCTTGCGGTGTTCTCTCCTTTTCCGGTCCTTCTTCCTCTGGTAGACGGTAATACCTCTCTAGACGTTGTGCATGAGTTTTCTCTTCCCCTTTTAGGTTTGAAGTGTCTCTGGTTCTGTAACCAATAACTCGTATGATCATGGTATCGTCGTTTAGCGCATTAAAAAGTGCTTTAAATTCGAACCAGTGAAGTTTGGCATCTAAAAGGTTTATATTGTATTGCTGTCTAAAGGCTGCATATATAAGATCCATATCGTATTCGAATCGATAGCCTTGTCGACCATTTGTCTTGGCATAAGATTCTCTAGGCTTTTTGTCGCAAAAATAAAAGCCCATTATTGCTTTCCATAGGTCTTTCTGATCACCTTGAAAAGTGAACGGATTGATTCCTATTCGATCGCAAATAATGGGCAGCTTCAGTTCTTCTGGTATTGCGTTATCTTGTATAACGCTGTCAACTCGGACCCAGGTTCTAAAGTCTGCATAGATAGCTAGACTCGTTCCGTTAACGTCTATGCTTTCCGGAAGGTCTTCTCTCTCTAGCCACAGCATTTCTTCCTCCATATCGTTTGTCTGCGTATTCTAATGTCCTGTTAAATTTGTCCATAGACTCGCAAAGCTTGTCGATTCTGTCCAGATTCTTCTTCTCTTCTTCCGCGACTTTTGCCTGCTGATCCTTTAAAAATTCATCCTGGAAGATGTTGTGCAAAGTGAAGCAAAGCTCAAATTGTGCAGAGCTTTCTTCGTACCCTCTGAATAGCGTTTCAAAGGCTCCGTCTCCTAGAATTTTATTAATCAAAATAGGACAGCCCTCTAGAGATTCTTTTCCGAATTTGCTTAGAGAATTCTGTTCTGTCGCCCAATTTTCTAGGGCTTCAATCTTAGAAGTGTCCTTTACATCGACTAAGAATCTGTGTCCGTCAATGTCGATTTCTTTTAATAGCTGCTTTTGTAACTTTAGCTCCATGATGTCCTCCTTATATTTTTATGTGCTTTACTCTGTGGCGCTGTCTGCGGTAAATGTTTTCGTTTTAATATTGAATGTTCCCGGTACCTGATCGCCTTGTTGTGCAAATGTTCCAGAGCACATTAGTTTGCCTCCGGCCTCTCCGCTTCCTGGGTTATCTGGTTGCACTTCGTAGATTCTTTGATATGCTACAAAGTCCCCAGATTTAGGTGTTTTCTCGTTCCATGTTTCCACTTCGATTTCTTCAAAAGTAGAACCGACTTTCTGCTCTTTACCTTGCAAATATACCCAGTAGTTAAAAGCATCCCCTGGATATGCTCGGCCCTCGTAGGATACTGTAGGCGCATAGCCTGTAACCTGGCTTTGACTTCCAGCTTCTCCGATATATTGCACACCGTCGTCTGTAGTAGCGTTCAAGGCTTGCTCCCAGTTTGTCAATCCTTTACTGGCTAGAACGTAGCTCTCCGAGCCTGTGAATTTGACGTAATGTAGGTTGTCTTCGACCTTGAGTTCTCTGTTAGGTAGTTCTGCTGCTGCCATTATTCAAACCTTCCTTTCTTTTCGTAGGTTAATGTCATAGAGCAATAGAAAGTTGAAAGCGCGGCCTCTTCTCCCGTGTAGTCTGAAGGTAGCGTTGTGAGCGTGACCTCTTGTGGTGTTGCTTCGTCTAGCACGAGATTTGGGAAACCTTGCGCCTCTTCCTCCGAGAGTGCCTGTGCTAGTGCATACAGTATTCTGGATAAGTCCAGGCGTGCTTTCGTGTCCTTTCTGCTTGCTTGAATATAAATTTCAAAAGGGTATGTAGCTCTATAGCCACCACCCAGATAGTGTTCTATTTCTTCCGTATATCCGCTACTTTTGAAAAGTAAGGCAGTGTGCTTGGAGTCGTTGAAATACTCCAGGCACCACGGTATGTTGTTGATATTGATTGAAGAAAAGAAAGTATATAATCCATCTTCAATCTGTTTAACGTCTTCCAGCTTTATGATCTTCTTTTCACTCATCTGAATTCCTCCTTAAAAAACTTTTTCACGCCTTCCATCCAGGCAGTCTTTCGTGCTTTCAAAGTTTTAGGCCACCACTCAGAACCTCCTTGTCTATAGCTCAAACTTCGAGTTGTATAGACTTTTGTTTCTCCGTGTTTAGCCCATGGACTGTGGCTATGGGTTCCGATCATCACTCTTCCTGTATGTTGGAAGTGTGCGTATGGCGTATCCCATATGATCCAATCGTTATCCTGTGCCGCCCATCTTAAAGCTGATGTTCTCAGCGTTCCTTTTCCGATAGGCACGTTCTTGTTCGTGTCTTGAACGATAAGCTGCTTTAGCTTCAATCTAGATCGGCGGAGCGCTTTGGTTTCTCTGGCCTGTAGCTCGGCCACCGGGATATCGACTATAACTTTTAGATGATACTCACTCACATGTTACCTCTATGAATTCCGGCGTATTTCTCAAGGGATTTAGAATATTCACATTTGTGATCTCGTAAATGTCGCCGTGTGCTTCGATACGGTCTCCGGTTCTGAACGTGAACTGCTTGTCTGGCGTCTTAAATTCTGAAGGGGGAACTAGAATCTTGTCCGCTTTATAATCGTTCACGTCTATCGTTATAAGGATCGTATCGGAATTACTGGCGCCCGTCTGTCCATAAGTCCGGGCTTTTGTTTTGGAAACCTTTACGTGTTGAATCGTTACTGTTGACGTAGTTTCTTCCAGGTTTTCTTCTCCTAGAATGTTCATGACTTTTATTGTGTGCGGCCTAAGCCATCTCGGGCTTTTTACCATACCGCCTGGCAGGCTAGTCCTGCTTTGAGTAATTGGTAGTCGAGCTCTGATACTGCTAGGCTTGATAAGGGTATGTCATGGAACCTTATCGTTTTTGCATTATCTACGGAATACGAGAAGCCGCTAGTGGTTGCGCCTGTGAAGTTCATATCGCTAGAACCTACGAAGCAATCCATGCCGCCATGTGCTTCTATGAAGTCAATCTGGTATAGGATTACTTTTTTTAGGTCCATGTCGTAATCTTCCAAAGCCTGAACTTTCCAGTATGGAATTTTCTCTCGAATGTAGGATTCTAGAAGACTTTCGGTTCTTGGTTCTATTTGTGAATACTCTTCTTCATCATGTAGCGTTCCATCTAAGGCTGTGTATTCCTCAAAGCTTAGGATCACGGTTTATCTCCTATTTACTTTCTCGCGCTGCTGCGACAGGAGCTACTTGTACATTACGGAATACACCAGCTTTTGTTGTGTCCTTAGAAACGATAGAAGCAACCATTTCTACTTCACCTTTCTTTACAGCTCCCGGTTCGTTTAGATTCGGCATGTATTGACGGATGATCTTTTGCCCTTTCGGACTAGCTGCGTGAACAGCATCCAATCCGAATTTTACAGCGTAAATGTTTGTTGTTCCTGTTGAGTCGTCGATAGGTACGCACATCACAGTTTTAGTGCCATTATAATATTCTCCCATGTCAACGATTGCGATTTCATCGTAGTATTCAACTTTTTGTCCGAAGTCATTCTTGTCACGGTTATAGTAGCCTTGCATTTTAGCTACAGTTTTTAGCATTGTAGCTGTCTTGCGATTTACTAATAAAGCATCTGGCTTTACTGGGAAAGTTGATAACCATGTGTCTAAGGCATAAGTAAATTCATTTGCGTTTTCCTTGATTTTTGCGGCAGATGACATATCGAATGGTGCTGCTTCGTTTTTCTCTTCCGTATTTGTTCCCTTTACTAATACATCCAAACCATCAAAGCTTGTGTTATCTGTTGCAGCAGTTCCTTTGGCTGTTGACTTTCCGTTAATGAAGTCATAGTGGAATTTGTTCTTTACTGCAATGATTTTCTGAGCTGACTGGAATGCAATTTCTGAGCTTGCTGCTGTGTCTTCTAATACACGGTCTACTTCGTAAGCTCCACCGAAGATTTTTAAATTTGTAGTTTTCTGAGTCTTTACAGCTTCTCCTGCTGTGTATTCGCTATTCAATTTACGACCTTCAGCCACTGATGGCGTTTTTAATTGTAAATAGCCATAAGTTAATGTTGAGCCACCAGTTCCTGGTGATACTGAGTTATCGAATGGTAAACGATCCAAAATAAAAGAGTCCCTGCGGAACTCGTCAATGACCTGCTGGTCTACGTGATCGGCTAAACCGACTTTTGATTGCTCTAATGTAATTGGCATCTTTTAGTTCCTCCTATTTTTTGTAGTATTCTGAAATTGCGCCGGCTAGAGTTGTTGGTGCCTCTGGTTTCGGACTGCCTCCGTGATCTCCATCAAGTTTGACATCAACGCCTTTGTTTGGCTTTTCTGGCTCTGCCGTTTTAAATAAGAAGCTGTCCTCCTTCTTGATAGCTTCGATTTGTTCATCAAGTCCTGTGAGGTTTCCATCTTTATCAAGCTTGATTTTGTCTTTATCTAGTAACCCCATTAAGGCCTTTTCAGATAAGGTACCAGATTTCGCGATAGCTAAACGAATTGCGCTGTCACGTTTTGTTTCTTCCAAGTCATGATCATATTTTGTTTTCCAGTCGTTGACGTCTTTTTGTAGTTGTTTTACGTCTACTCCGTCAAAATCCTTGACGCTTTGTGTAAGCTCCTGAATGCGCGTTTCTTTGGCTTGCATGTCGCTGTCGTATTTTGCTCTAGAGACGTAGTCTCCTGAGGCGAGGTTCGCTAATTTTACAGTTTTATTTCCTTCTAGCTTAGCTGCAACCTGCGCGTACAATTCCTCACCTAAAATTTCTTTTAAAAACTCCATTTTGTCCTCCTGTGTTTTTTATATCTGGTTCACTCCAGTATCGAGTCCGGCCTTTTATATCCCGTGCCGAGGGGTAGCCAAGCCTTTTAAACGCCGTGCTTAGGGCATAATAAAAACCGCGCCATTTCTAGCACGGTTCTTGTCCTTGTTTAGTTGTGTTCTAGTCTTTCAAATTTTTTAATTTCTGCTCTTCTAGCTTAATTAGTTCATCCAATTCCTCTTTTGACAAATCAAGAAGTACTGGGGGCACTCCGTCAAAGTCTTTCCATGGTTCTAAGCTTTTATAAATTTCTTGTATTCTATCTTGTGTCATAGCTTTCTCCATTCCAAGCCATAATCTTTGCCTATTTTTCTCATAGCTTTTTCGTACGCCTCAAGGTCAGTATACCCTTCATTTTTATAATTCGCAACCTTCATATCAAAGATATATGAAGTTACAGGCTTTCGAGCTTTATATACCCATACATCGCCATTATGGCATGCTACCACACCGACGTAGTATTCTCGATTTTTTGCTGTTGAAAAGTCTGAACCGCTAGGTGGTAACGAATTAGGGTGGTTATGTATGCCCACCAAAGTCCTAGGCTTAGCTTTTCGAACGGCTTTCAGTACTTCTTTATTAGCTCTCACTGTCTGTGGTTCTTTGGTATGTGCTGATGTAGCTACCACTTTTCCGGTATCTAAATCTATTAAGTGAAGCGTTTCGTATTCTGTTCCGGACTTATCTTTTAGAATGTCTATAGCCTTTCTGTATAGAGTGCTATTAGTTTGTTCATTATTTGTTATCAAACTGAATTTCTTTTTATATTCTGGTGAATTTACAATCTCCCAGTTAACGCGGTCCTTGTTCCTTTTCGACTTTCCTTTTTCTGCTTCTTGTGGAGCCTTATAGTCCAATCGTTTCTTCGGTATTCTTACAGGTTTGTAAGGTCTGCCTTTTGTTCCGCCTATCTTCTCGGCTGAGTAATCTCTCTTTAATTGGCCCTTAGAAGCGTCCACGAGCTCTTTCAGTCTCATCTTGTTGTATTTATACCAGTAATCTTCTTTCGTCGTATCTAGCCCTGCTGCAGCCTTCACACGTCGCTCTCTGTCCCACTTTCTCATGTTTCTTTCGTAGGACCTTTGCTTTTGCTCCATCTGGTATATTCTGTCATTTTCTTTAGGATTTACAGGCTTGTTGTATTCCTCGCTTATTCCTGGAAAGTATGCGGTAAATGAATGTCTACAGTTCCATCCGCCAAGTCCTGCGCCTGTTCCGTATCCTGTGGCTTCATAAAAGTTCTCGTAGCTTCCTTCTGGATAATTTACCCAGAACACTTTCCCTTGCCATGCAGCATGGCTTGGTCTGGCACCTATGTGTGCACTTGTCTGTACTAAATTTATATCTAGCTCATCAATGACCGATTTCTCACATGCCAATGCGTTCTGGTTTACTGCGGTTCGTACTGCCAATCGAACGGCCGCCTCGATTGATCGTTGAGCACCGCTTGGGTAAGATACTTTTGTTAAGCCTTCTCTGCATAGCTTGTCTATTGTGTTTGCGGTTGCTTGATCTAGTGAGTAAGCTCCGCTTGATACCTGAAGATAAGCCATGTCGTAGTATCTCATAAAAGTATCGCTAGCCAGTTGAGCTGTAGTCCTTGTAAGGTTCTGGATGTCTCCCCACAGTGCTGATGTTCCTTTTTTGATCTGATCCGAAAATTCTAAGCCGCTTGTGTCGTATCCTCCAGCCTCTAGTCTATCGAAGGTATCGCGGATACTTTTATAAGCGCTCTGTTGCATGATCCGGTCGACTTCTTCTTCGGAAGTGTGTAGTATCTCAGCTAGTCTTTTATTAATCCAGTCTTGCTGGAGTCCTAGCTGCTTTAGCTTGTTGTTTAAATACTCCGTTGTGCTTGACATAGCGTCCTGATTCATCTTGATCCGCTCCGCTATGTCTACCAGTATTTCTGTGGCCAATTCCTGATATAGCTTTTCTAGGTCGTCACCTACGTTCTGCAGGTAGTTCGGTTCTAGCATTAGGCCTCACCCTCTGGCTCCTCTTCTTGTGTTTCGTCCTGTTGGAAGAACATACTTTGAATTCTGTCTGCTGGGTTTTCTGTTTCTCCGGTCATCTCTCTGGCTGTTTCTTCGTCCTCTCCGTAGTATCGAACGCGATATTCCCATTTCTGTAGGATTCCGGCCGAGATTTCCTGAAGCATTCTTAGACGTTCCGCTTCCTCATCTGAAAACATAGTGTCGTCAAATTGAATTGTGATGCGAACGTCTGGATCAAGCCCGGATATGTGGCACTTCTCTTTTCCCAAAATGATGATAGAGCGTGTTAGTTCTGTCAATGCATCTTGGATTGCGATACGTTGCTTCCAGACACTTTCTGTTAGCTCTTTATTGCTTGCACGAACCTGAGTTGCCGTGGTCATGTTCTGGATACTGAACTGGTACCTATTTTGCCCAAGTCCGCATTTACTTGATAAAAGATTTAGATTGAATTGAACGTTCTCTTTGTTCTCATCAACTCGAAGGCTTGGATTGTATTCCTCAAAAAGTCGGGGTTTGTCTGGGCTTACTTGTGTTCCTGTACTTACATATAAAGATTTTTCCAAAGTTGCACCGACGTCTGGTTCTTGCCTTACTGGTACTCTTTCACCTTTATCGTTTAGCGCGTAGGCTGTTGGCTTCATGCTAAATAATGCCTGATCCATGAAAACCTTTTTCTTTCCTAGCAAAGTATCCATGAATAGGTTGTCGTATGCCAAGTCGCAGCTTTCTAGCATGTCGATTGCGTTTGCGTAGATCGACATCCCCAGTGGCACGTCTGCAATGTTGTTTTCAACATTAGGCTTTAGGATCACAAAAGGTTTGCAAGGTAGCTTGTAACTGATTGCTTCGCCATGCGGCGCTGATACTCTTTCATAGCCTACAGCGTCTCCTGACACGTTGTTGATCTTGAAGTAATGATTGTAGATTTGGTAGCCCTCTTGCTCTTGTTTGAAGACCTGGATGTACATGAAACGCTCCCCGTTTTGTGTGTACTCGCTAGCTAATGCAATTTCTGATATATCTTCCTCGTCATAGGTCAAAGGCACTATTTTCTGCGCGTCCTTGATAGCCTTGATTTGTACACTTTGGGCACTTAGCTGTCCTTTGTTTACTGTTGGATTCACAAGCTGCAGATAGAAGCACACGGTCCCTTGTGCGAATTCTCTCTCGACTGCTTTGTTTCCTAGCTTCCAAAACTTGCTGTTTCCTAAAACCCCACTGTTCTGGTCTTCTTTGTCTCCGGTCAAAAACTCTTGTGTGATGTCCGTTCCATGTTCATTGCACTCTACCAGGATTCTGGTTTTATCGTTCAAAAGCAAATCGGCCCAGTCTTCGCAGATTTTCTTCGCCATTCGCATTTGCTTACGCTTTACATCTCTGCTATTTCCACTTTCGTTCTTGATCTGGTATTTATGAAATTCTTGAACGTAGCCTTTCCACCAATCGTTCCAGAATTGAATTTTATTGTAGTATTCCTGGACTTCCTGGCTCACAGGATATCCTAAGTCCTTTAGTATCGTGAATAAAATTCTCATTTAAGTTCTCCTTCCTGTGATCAGGTCCATATATGTTGACCAACTATAAAAATGGGCGTCGAAGGTATCGACGTCGGTTGTAAAGTCATCCAGAATCTTATCTTCCTTCGATTTTGTATCGTATAAGGCTGTGCTCAAACTCTCGACCACCATAGGTACTGCCTGAAACTTCATCTTGTGTCGGTTCAGCATCATGTTGTAGGTCAGAATCCTAGTCTTTCCGTCTATCTTGCGGCAATCCATCACATTGGTTGGGAAGCCGGCCCTTTGTACGGCTACTCGTATACTGTTCAAAATGACTTGTTCTGCGTTATCTACAAAAACGCTTGATACCACGAATCCTTGAATCCATAAAGCTCTGATCAGATCGACTGTCTCTGTGCAAAGTCTTTCGGCATCTATAGTACCTTTAGCATGTACGACTTTCCGTTCTGCAAAGGTTACGATCTCAGAAAGGTCTGCCGTGATTCCCGTCACAATCAGGCTACTGTGTGAACGTGTTCCGCCTATGTCCAGGCCTATGTTGATCATGTTAAAAAGTGGGAGTTCTCCTTTGACTTCCCACTCGTCTGGATTGTCTGCAAACTGTGGAAAGAGTAGCCCTTCCGCATTGCACCATTCTCCTAGTATGTATCTGTTGTATAGGACTGTCCCTCGATATTCGAGTTTCAAGTTTTCCACGAACTCCTGCGGCAGAAATGGGTTGTCTTCAATCGTATATTTCTGTCGGAAGATGTCGGCTCCTGATTCTAGAAACTTTAAAAACCAATGGTTCCTGTTGTCCGGGTTGCAGGTTCCATCAAAGCAGCTATAGGGTTTGTCTAGACGAGACTTTAGCATGTCAAATACTTTCTTATTCCAGGTTACGACTTCGTCTCCGTAGCAATACGCTACTGAGGCCCCTTGTATCTTTGTAACCTGGCTTTCTTTGTCTGCGCCTATCGCGTAGCACATACGACCGAAAAGCTTTACTGTGTTGTCTGGTCTTACTCTTCCAACTAGTTCTGGGCCATATAACTCTCGCATAGGTTCTAGAACGTTTCTTTCAAGTGTTGACTTTGTATTTCCAATCAAAAACACGTGGCCGGGAAGGCCCTCTATAGCTCGAATTCGTTTCGGGATGATGTAATAGTCCAGCCATGTCTTTCCGCTACGTGTAGCCCCTTCTTTTATGTTCCAGCGGCTTGGTTTATGATTCCAGAACTCTTTCTGTTTCTCAGTTAGTTCCACTATCGTCTCCGGCTACTGTGTCCATAGCTTTCAGTAAAAGATCCAGTTTCGTAATCTCTTTAGAAGGGTCACCTTGTCTCTTGATCTGTTCAGCCTGTGCGTTCATCAGTTTTGTTCGGGCTCTGTCTAGACTTGTGACTGGTTGCTGCCCTGTAAGGTCTCGAATGAATTCTGCAGCCCGTACGTCTCCGCGTGTGGCTTTATTGAACATGGTTGCGGCTAAAAGCATTTGATTACTGAGCTCATCATCTTCTAATCCCATGTCGATCAGCTTCTCTTTGTTTCTTTCGCTTGGCTCCAACTCTAGGATTGCGGCCAGGCATTGTTTCAGCTTCTTTTTCTTTTTCTGGACTTTCTGGCTAGCGGCTCCACCTTTGCGTCCCATCTCTGCAGCATTCTCTTTCGTGAATGGCTTCAGGTTTTGCATAGGGTCTTTGCGCTGTCTGGCCGCTTCGCTTTTTGTACGTCCGGCTAGTCCCTTAGCAGGCATCCTCGATTAACTCCGCCTGTCCTCCGGTGTAATCTTCCCAGCGCTTGATAATTACATCGGCATAGTGTGGATCATACTCCATCATGAAGCATCTCCTTCCTAGCTGTTCGCAAGCCATAAGCGTGGAGCCTGAACCTCCGAATAGGTCCAGCACGTTCTCTCCAGTTCGACAGCTGTTCTTGATCTGTCTTGCAATCAGTGGAATTGGTTTCATGGTTGGATGCAGATCGGATTTCGTGGGCTTCTTCTCGTCCAGAATCGTTGTGTCCTTGCACCCCCCCAGGATTGATTTTAGAAGGTCTTTAAGCTCGTCCTTCTTCATGCTGTCAATGTCCAGGTTCTCTGTGTCTTCGAGTACGGTTACAAGGTTTCTAGTGTTGACGAAGTAATGGGCTGCGCCATCTTTCCATCCGTAAAGGCATGGCTCGTGTTTCCACTGGTAGTCCTGGCGACCCAGTGCGAATGTATTCTTGTTCCAGATCAAGGTTTGTCGGATGTTTAGGCCTGCGCGTTCTGCTGCTTCCAAGAAGTTCTTACTTTGTGTGGATGCGTACCAAATATAGAAGGCACCTCCGGCCTTGAGCTGTTCTGTCATGTTCTCGAAGGCTACTTTTAAAAACTCGATAAAGCCCTCGTCGTCTTCCCATGAGTCGTTATCAATAACCAGTCCGTCGGTTCTTCGGTGAAGCTGCTTAGCCTCTGAAGGTCTCATGTGTTGCCCTAAGGCTACGTTATAAGGTGGATCAGTTACGACCATATCTATGGTAGCGTCGCTGCAAAGCTTTTCTACATCCTGGCGTTTGGTACTGTCTCCGACCATCAATCTGTGCCTTCCTAGCATCCAGCATTGTCCTCTTTTGGTTGTTGGTTCTTCCGGAATCTCCGGCTCGAAGTTGTCGTCCTCTGCGATTTGTTCGTCGAATGTTTCCGTTTCAAATCCGAAAGGCTCCATATCAAAGTCCATGTTGTCTAGCTCTTCCAGTTCAAACTGTAAAGCGTCAAGGTCCCATTGTGCTGCTTCCGCGACTTTGTTATCTGCCAATCGGTAGGCTTTCACTTGTGCTGGTGTTAGATCGTCGGCCTGGATGCATGGGACAGTCTCTAGGCCTAGCTTTTGTGCTGCCTTCCACCTGGTGTGTCCTGCAATGATGATCAGATCTTTATCCACCACAATCGGTTGCTTGAATCCGAACTCATCTATAGATGCTGCGACTAAATCGACGGCATCTTCGTTAATTCGTGGGTTGTTCTCGTAAGGCTTCAGGTCGCATGTTCTTATGTCTCTAATGTTCATGTGTGTTCACCTCTTGTGTATTAAAAAAAGAAGCTGTGTCTGCTTCTTTGTTGTCTATGATTACCCGGAGCGCTGAAAAGAAAAATAAGATTAATGTCCTTGATTTGTCGTAGCTGCTGTCGGTATTGACGTTGATTAGAAAGCACTCGTTTTTGGAAAGGAGGACGCTCCGGGCAAAAGAAAAGAGGGCCTTTTCTATCGGTCCTCTTTTACAAGTACTAATATACCACTTTAAAGTGGTACACAGTGGGAACTCTTTAGTTTTTTGTGAGCTTTTTTACTTCCGCCATCAGATGTTTATATAGTCCCCGTCTTGTGTAGCCGTATTTCTCAGCCACTTCCACAGCCTTGATTCTATGAATGTACAGATCCCATAGAATGTTTTGGTCTTGCAAATCGAGAAGTTCTGTCCATCTTAGGTCCATCAGTCTTTTCTGGAAGTGGTGCAGTTCTTGTTCTTTGGCTGATATCTCTTCAAACAACCCGAGCGGGCTGTGGTACTGATGCTGGTATGTCGGCATAGGCCACTTGCTTTTTTTCTGTTCTGCGGTCAGTTCGATTCCGCCAGGCTTTGCAAGGCCTGTTGTCTGGTGGTTTAGTACTTCCAATTCCTGATTTAGTTCAATCAAACGGTGGCAGCAGTAGCGCACCGTTTTTAGTTCTGGAATTAATTCGTCGTAAGTCATGTTTTACCTCCTTAATGCTTCAATCAAAGCCTTTTGTGTTATGTTCTTGTGTTCTAGTGCATCCAGCATGTCCTCGTCTACTGTGCCTCTAGCTATGATCTGATAAATTGTCACGTTTTGTTTCTGTCCTTGTCTGTAAATTCTAGCGTTTGCCTGCTGATACAGTTCAAGGTTCCAGTTTGGAAGTGTATACCAGATTGCGATATGTCCACCACGTTGAAGGTTAAGTCCGTGTCCTGCACTTGCTGGATGCAAAAGCAGCACGTCTATCTTTCCGTCGTTCCAGTCTCGAACGTCGTCCTCGTTCTCAAGGCTGCGGACTTCCAGGTTCTGTTTCTTCAGGTGTTCCTTGATTCGTTTTAGTTCGTGTTTGAAGTAGTAAAACACCATCACCTGGTTCTGGTTCGCGGATTCGACCAAGTCGTCTAGTGCCTCAAGTTTAGCTGCATGAAGGGTTGCTACTTCTTCGAGCTTATTTCCTAGCTGATCACGTTTATAGATTTCTCCTGATGTCATTTGTAGCAGCTGACCGCATAGCACTCCAGCGTTGGCTGCTAGCAGTGATTCGTTGTTATCTAGTTCCAGAACCTTCTCACGTTTGAAAGCGTGGTATTCTGTCATCGCTTTTTGAGGTAGTTCGATTGATTTTTTCAAGTACTGAACCGGTGGAAGTTTGGCGCAGTCTGCCTGATCCAGACTCATGCATACGTCACCTATTTTCTTGTAAATCTTTTCCTCTGCGTCTGGTCTTGGCTTCCAATCGTATACGATCATCCCATTTCTTCTTCCTGGAATTAGATATCTTTCTCGAAACTGAGTTAGTGTTCGACCTAATCTTTCTCCCTGGTCGATTAAGTATATCTGGCTCCAAAGGTCCGGGATTCCTTTCGGTGCTGGTGTTCCGGTTAGACCTATAAATCTGTCAGCTAGTGGCATAACTTTTCTTAGGACTCTGAACCTCTGGCTTTTTGGATTCTTGAAAGTTGATAATTCGTCGATCACTACCATGTCGAAGTCAAAGTACTTGTTGTCTACTAACCAGGTAACGTTCTCTTTGCCTATGAGATAAATGTCTGCCTTTTGTTGCAGCGCTTTCTCACGTTGCTTTGGAGTGCCTGCTATGATTGAATAGCTCAAGTCCTTAGTATGATTCCACTTTGCTATTTCTTCGGGCCACGTGCTTTTTATTACGCGCACAGGGCCAATAATCAGAACTTTTTCTGTGTCGATTAGTTTTAGAAGGCTGATGATCGTTAGCGTAGTTACGGTCTTTCCGGCTCCCATAGGGAGAAGAAGGCCACACTTCTTATGATCCAGTCCGAAGTTGATAGCCTTCTTTTGATAGTCATGGGGTTTAAATTCTGTCAAAGTGTCGCTCCTCCGGTATGATTCCAGACCGCATCAGATTTATTAATTCGTCCACCTGGGCTTTTGTGCTGATACAGTATACTTTCATACCTGTTGCCCGTATTTGGGCTACTGTGGCTTTTTGTAGGGCTCTAGGCTTACCGCCTGGCCTTTTTACTTCTACAAAGAAAGCCTTTGAATTATATGTGATCAATCTATCAGGCACGCCTGCGTTTCCTGGGCTTACAAATTTCCAGGCTTTACCACCTAGCGCTGATACCTTTTTGATCAGATACTTTTCTACTTGATTTTCTATCATTTCTGGAAGAACTTCTTTTGAAGTTCGCGGTACCGCTCGGCGCAGTCTGGACACAAATCCTTCTTGTCATTTGTTGTAATCCAGCCCTCTGGAAGTCCTTCCCAGGTTTCGATTGTCTTTCCGTTCTCGATCTTGCTCTTTTCGATTCCGACTGATGTTTCTTTTCCGCATCGGTCGCACTTGATATACATTCTAGTTTCTTTCATGTTCTATTCCTCCTCTAGCCTTTTGGCTTGTCTTTCCTGTTTTGCTCGAATAGTGTCTTGAATCTCAATTCCTTGGATTTGATAATATTCGATAAGTTGATCCATACAAATCAATACATCCGCCATTTCTTCAATCAGGTTATGTCTTAGTCCTTTGAATTCTAAGGGCTTTGTTTTTTCTTCTGGATTACGTACCAGTTTAGAAATCGCCTTTTGCAGTTCTGCTAGTTCTTCCATAGCGACCAGGCTCTGCTTTTCGATTCCGTATCGCTCTAGTGTCTCATTTCTGATTTTCTTATCAAAGCAAAACCATACAAATTTATTTTTAAGATCTTCTACTTTATCTATGATGACTTGCATTTCTGTGTCTCCTTTTCTAGTTGATTTTTAGGGGGTGGCAACGGTGTGTCGCAGGCAACGCTTCAGAAACTTTATATATATACTATATTTTCTCGCGCGCATATATACACGCTTGTACTGTATTACGCTGTATATTATATATATTTATTAAGTTAGATAATTTTCAGTTGTCACCGTTGTCAGAAGTAGCTTAGCTCCTTATTTTATGCGGTTTTAGCCCGGCAACGCTCTATCAATTTAACCGTTGCCAGTCCGTTGCCGCCGTTGTCACCTTGTTTTTCTGCGTGCGTTGTCAGCGTTGTCAGGCTACTGGCTGTACTTGTGCGCCTCTTTTGGCCTAATATAGGCTTTCTGGCGCCCATAAACCCCACCAAATCTCAACGGATTTTTTGCCCTGATCCACCCTAAACTTTCCATGATTGCCTTGAGTTCTCTTTGGTCCGCCGGTGTAAATTTATTCTTTGATCCATTCAAAACTTCGCACCACACCTCTAGCAGGCATGCTTGTCCTCGTTCCTCTGTTCCCTCGTTTTTTGGATCCTCCAACCATTGGGTTCTGGCGTATAAATCCATATCTTTCCAGCCCTCTGGCATCTTTCTATCTAGATAGTCGCGGACCATGTCTTCTCGAACGCTGGTAAACGTGTGCTCTTTTTGCATCTGTTCGGCTCCGGTCAAAGCTTCGCCCTGAAGATATAGTTTTTCTCCGTCCTTGAATCTCTGCTTGGCTTCGGCCCAGATCTGGTCCCGTTCTTTTGGCAGATCATCAAACACGACTTTCTTCGCTTTCGATATATCCGTGTTGATCGGCCAGAATCTTCGGTTTCCTGTGTAGTCCCTTAAAAACTCATCATCATTTGTAGTTCCAAAAAACACGCACTGTCTCGGGTTGTCTGTAACCCGTCTTGCGTATGCTTTTCTGTATCGGTCGTCCCTCTTGCTTATAAACTGCTTCATGGACTCGATATCGGCTTTTCTGGCTGCAGATAGCTCGGACCATTCAATAATCCATGATCCATGCAGGGCTTCGTATCCCTCTTTTCCTGCAATCGTGGTTATGCTGTCACTGAACCAATCTCCGCCCATGATGCTTAGCATGTGGCTCTTTCCGATTCCCTGGTGTCCTACGAGTACCGGCATATAATCCATTTTGCATCCTGGTGTGTAGATTCTGGCCACGGCTGCAGTAAAAGCTTTCCTTGCGACCGCTCTGCTGTACTCTGAGTCCTCGCTTCCTAGATAGTCCATAAATAGCGTGTCTAGTCTCGGCACTCCGTCCCATTCTAGTGTGTCTAGATAATCTCGTACTGGGTGAAAGCTGTTCCTCTCCTGGACGTAGGCTATTGCGTCGTCTACTTTTCCTTTGGCTACAATGTTGTATTTCTTTTCCAGATAGTATCTGAAGCTTGCGTCGTCCGTATCGGTCCAGGTCGGGTCGCTTGGGTTGTAGTTCCACCAGGGCAGGTTTCCCTTCTTGACAGGTTTCTGTGCGAACAGGTCATTGCCTCCGACTCCGTTTTTAAGTTTTGGATCATTTAAAAGTATGCGGACTATGTTGTCCGTAGTCGGCTTGAAGTTTCCCTTCTTGTCCATGTCCATGGCATCCAGCCAGTCCTCGTCTACTTCTTCTTCTTTACTGTCTTCTACCCCTTGCGAACCCCTCGCGGTGTCGTCCTGGAAGTCGTCCCAGTCCTCGTGAATCCTTTCTTTCTTGTCATCTATAAGCTGCTTCCGGGTGCCCTCGTCGTGTTCCATTAGTTCGAGCATGTGTTCTGTGCTTGCTGGATCGTCTGGCCACCTGTGTATCCTTACAAGATCATAGGCATTGCATAGCTGCTGCCCTGTTGGGTCCGTGTTGTGATTACTGTAGGCGTACTTATCGTCGTAGATGACTAGGCCTCCGGCTGTGGATCCGTTCGTATAGGTCCAGCGGTTCGGGTCCTCTGTCGGCGTGTATTCCTCCGGTATGAACTTCTCAATCGCTTCTTGGATCGTGTAGGCTCTACAGAAGGCGCCAATCCATCCAGACTTAGACAGTGGGTCCTCCTGGTGTCTTATGTCGCTGTGATGCAGTTCTGTCTCTCTGTTAGAGCGAGGCCAGTAGCTGATGTCATGCCAGTCTCTGTACTGCGCCAGGATCTCATCCGGGTTCAGGTCCAGCGGTTTGGGCCCTAGCTCTTCACAGACGTATTCCCCGTCCTTACTTGTACTCGGCCAGAACATCATTCGTGCTGGCTGATACGTTGTATCGTCGAAGTATTCCATTCCGATTGTACTTGCAATCTTTCGAGCGATTGCCTCGTACTCTTCCGGGGATACTCCCCTTTGTAATGGAATGATCCATCTATATTTCGGCTTTTCCGGTGTGTGCTTATGCGTGGAATATATCACGCTGCAAAAGTCGCACGTTAATTGGATCAATTCTAAAAATTCTTTGTCCGCGAAGTCAGCATCCAGTGTGATCATGCTACGTGATAGAACGCTTTGGTTGTTTCGTCTGCCATCTTTTAGTTCTCCGGCTACGAATCCACCAACGTCTTTGATATTAGACTGCTGATCCTTCGTCATGTTCTTGTACTCTTCCACCGTTTCTTTCGTTCGGGTCGTTTCTTTTAGTTTTGTTGTGAATTCCTCCCAGGACATTTCCTGGTTGAAATATTGCTTTTGTTTTCTGTTTTTGCAGGTTGCTATTTGCACATCCTTCAGCCTCCTGTCTATTCTTCCGCTATAGGACAGCCTCTAAAAGTGGGATTCGTTACCAGATAAATATCTAGATGTTCTCTCTTGATTCCTAGAAGCTCTGCTAATTCACTAGCCGTTAGAATCTTCAGAGTCTTAAGATAGTCTGGACTTAGAATATAAAAGATTCTCTGCTTTCTTTTGTAGTTACTCATTTCATATTTCTCCGATAAGCCACTTTCTGAAGCTCATGTTTAATGCTTTGCTGTGTTCCATGCTGGAGCGTTCCGTTCGCTTTGATTTCTTCTAGAAGCTTTGTAGTGCGTTCAGCGCGCTTGCTGGCGGCCTCTGTATCGCTCTCCATATATCTGCAGACTACGGCTAGAGCGTTTGCGATATTGTCCAGGCGGTTGCAGATACGGTCTGCGGCCTTATTGATCGCTTTTTCTAGCATGTCCGCATTGTCAAAGCCGGCCATGTCTTCCTTCCGTCTTTCTTCGGGCGGTTTGTGTAGATAGCTTAGACGAAGTGCTATAGCGTTTTGACTTCGGTTCTTTAATATTGAGCCATATTCTTTATAAATCTTTGAGCTGCTATAGCCTAGGGCGTCTAGCTGCTTTAGGAGGTTGTCCTCCTGCTGTGTCCATTTCATACTCATGTTCTATCCTCCTAGCCTTGGTACTTGTGCTATATCTAAGCCGAACACCTCTTTCAAAATGCTTAGAATGATCAGTGCTGCGGTGATATAGATCAAGGCTATAATTAAATTTTGTTTTTTCATGTTTTAGTCCTTTTTATAGTATTCAGATATAAATCCATCACCTACTAGAACCAAGTCTGGCGCCCAGCTGATCGGCTTAGCCATTACGTCTAGCAGTTGTTTGAATTTTGTTTCTTTTTCTTCCTTCGGTACTTCGCATATAACTTCGTCGTGCACGTGCATGATTGTTTTAGCTCCGATCTCGTCGCATCCTTTTAGCGTTTCGCATAGGCAGTCCCTTGCGATAGCCTGAACCACGTTCTCTGTAAGCTTTCCGCCCCAGGTTTTTGTCCACTCCCACTTTCGTGTTGTCTGGTTCAATCCTAAAAAAGATACCTGGCCATCCTTGATTCGTGGTGTAACGTAACCTAAAATGCGCCCGTTGGGTAAAGATATATAGACGTTACTGCCGCCCTTGAAAACCTTCATATTTCGGTCTAGGGTCGTGACTTTGCCGTCTGTGATTGCATCCTCGAAGGCTCTGCCTAGTAAGTACCAGAAGTCCTTGATACGTGGTGAGGCTTGTCTCCATTTGGTTACGATCTCTTGCTGCTGTTCTGGGCTTAGCCCCATCTTGCTTGCACCGAAGGCTTCCAGTGCTGCCGTTCCACCTCCGTATCCAAGTGCTAACTCGGCAATCTTTCCCTTTTGTCTTAGATGTCCATTGATTCCGTGCTTTTCTACAGGCACCCCGAACATCTGGCTAGCTGATGCACAGTAGATGTCTCCGCCATTCTTGAAGACTTCCTGGCGCCATGTCGTTCTTGTTAGCCAGGCAATCACTCGGGCTTCGATTGCGCTATAGTCTGCTACAATGAAGGATTTTCCTTCGGGTGGTGTGATTACGGTTCTTAGAATCGTAGCGAACACATCATTCATGCTTGGATAGATGAGCTCTAAAAGTTCGAAGTTGCCTTCCTTCACGAGTGTTCTCGGTTCGTCTACTTCATCAAAGCTTGGTCGTGGGAAGTTCTGCGGTTGGATTAAGCGTCCGGCCCATCTTCCGGTTCTGCCTCCGAAGAATTGGAAGGTTCCCCTAATGCGGTCGTCCTCGCAGCATGCTCTCTGGAAGGCGTCGTACTTCTTGACGCTTGTTTTTCCTAACTCCTGGCGTATCTCTAGGGCTCTTCTTGTTTCGGGCCTTAGCGTTCCTTTTAGAAGGTCTTTCACGGCTTCCTTGTTCAAACTTTCGACGTCATGCCCTTCCTGGTCAAGGATCCACTTCTTTAGCTGTGCTACGCTTTGCGGATTTTCTAGGCCTGTGATATATCGGGCCTCATCCAGGAGTGCCATTCCATGATCTAGACTGTAGGACTGAACGTTTTTTATGATCTGCGTATCGACATGTATTCCTCTATCGTTTATCCTCTGGTCCCTGTGCCAGTTTTCCCATTCCTGATCAGATACAGGCATCAAGTTATTTAGCTTGTTATAAATGGCTTGTTCGGACTCCACGTCTCTTCGGTTGTATTCTATGAAAAGATTCCATCTTTCCGGATCATGCTCCGGTAGGTTCTTCCATCTTCCACCGTTGGCTTTTGTCGGTTTGCAAGGCTTACAGAAATACTGAATCAGGCGTTTACCCGTGGCCAGCTTTACTTTGTCCTCTGCAATTCCTAGCGCAGGTCCTAGGTGCCCTAAAGAAGAAGGGTAGCCGTTCTCTGCGGCCAGGACCATAGTGTCTCTCCATTGTTCTGGTGGCAGGAATCCATCCTCTGTTAGTTTCTTTTTTACGGCGTCTCCTAGAATATCTCGCTTTGCGTACTCCTTGACGTATCTGGTTAGGCATACTCGTTCGAAGTTTGCGTTGTGTGCCACCTTCGTGATGTTTTCGTCTGCTAGTGCTGATACTAAAGAAAAAGGCAGATCTTCTTCCATTAAATCTAAAACTTCTACTGGATCATCGCCCCAGGCGTATCCGAATAGAAGTATTCTGAAGTCTAAACTCTCTGCGTATTTATAAACCCCGCAGGCTGCAAGGTCGACGCTGGAGTAGGTCTCCAGGTCGATATGCAGTATGGGCTTACAATAAGGCACTTAGGTCGTCGCTTCCGGTTTCCTCGTCAAACTCAGAAGCGTCTCCGAAGTCTGCAGTTACACTTGAGTGTCCGCCTAAAGGTTCTCCGTCTTTTACTTTTAAAACGCTGTTAAGTCCTGCAGCGATTCCAGTTCCTACTGTGTTAAATGGGTACAGATTGAAATTGATAGCTCCATAGCATCCAGAGTATACGTTTTCTTCAATCTCCTCTTTAGATGCGTAAGCGTATGTCACTCCGTTCTTTCGGTAACCCACAGATACTGGTCTATTGCTTTTAGCAGATAGCATGTATTTGTTTTTGAATTCTGGCGCGCTGAACTTTTCATCTGCGTCGCAGTCAGTGATTATACCTCTTGAACCGACTCCTGGCGCTTTTTTTAGCGGTGTTACTTTACCCTTGAAGGATTGACCGAACTTCTCGATTCCTTCTTGTACAGCCAATTCATAGGCTTTCTGGATACGTGCTAACGTCTCCTTGTCTTCCTTGTCAATTAGAATATTAAGGCTGTACTTCTTGTCCTGGCCTTCTACCACTGCGCGTGGCTCTGCTAAATGGCAATAGCAGAATCTTACTAATTTTGTTTTTACTTGTGACATCTTTTTGTTCCTCCTAGTTTTATTCTTTGTCGCATTACGTTTTTAAGCTGTCGCTTTAGATCGTTTCTGTGTGGTCCTGGTTTACTGTTTCGAATCTCGGCTCGGATGCGGACCATCTTTTCTTCGAGCTGATTGATATCCTCTTTTGAACTCATATTTTAATCTCCTGGGCTTAAATCCCCACATGTGTTCTGAAGGCGACTGGATTCCTATCAGTCTTTTTATCTTTCTAATCAATGCCATCTTTAAAGTCATTTGCTACACTTCCAAGCTCTGGGCGCTTGTCGCTTACTGGCACCAGTGTTGGTTTTCCTTGTGGTTTCTCGATATATTCACCAACAATTTCTGCAAAGTCTTTCTTTCCGACTAATTTTTCTAGAGCCGTGATAGTCTGAAGCTTTGGCTTTGTCATGATCTGGTCGAAGTCGAATCCTGCTTTTTGAAGTGCTTCAGAGGCCTTAGGCTCGTCTGTAATCTTTCTTCGGCTTGTTCCTTCTACAACTTTATATCCTTCGTAGTGTGTTCCTTTTAGCGCCTGATCCAGTGCGAATTCTTGTACCTCTTTGGCCCAGTCAATAAGTCCAGGCAGTTCTGGTAAAAGCTCTGCGATTTGCTGATCTGTTAAAATCATTCCGCACATGCGCTGATATCTCGCATTGATTGCTTTCATCTTTGCAGCGTGTGCTGCGCATTGTGCTTTTGCCTTGCAGAACTTGCACCAATCTCCGGCTTGTTGTTCTCCGTCTCCGTTCCAGGCTTCTATAGCTGCAGGCTTGACTGTGTTCTCCATCCAGTCTGCCAGTTCTTCGGTAGTAAGTTCCCAGGTGCTGATGTGATCGCGTCTAGGCTGTACGATATGAAGCTGAACCTTTTCAAAATCGTACAGACAGTCGTATAAGGCCATAACTCCTGCAGCGTAAATGGTAAGCTGCGGATTGTGTGGAGCGTTTACCTTGACACCTTCTCCGTATTTAAAATCGATAACGTGGAGCGTGTGATTGCTTACGATCACTGCGTCTGATGTCCCGAATCCTTCCGGAATCCATGGAGTCAAATCAACTTGTACCTCGATAAAAAGATCCGCGATATCGCTTTTCTTTTTCTCTTTGTTGTATACCTCTAGAACATAGTCTTTATAGAAGTTTGTAGCCTCGTCCATTTCGCCGTTGGCTGCCTTTACCTTTCTTCGTGGGTGTCCCTCGATCCAATTACGAAGTTTCTGTTCTGCTACACTGTGGGCCTCTGTTCCTTCTGCTGCGTAGACGCTTGGCTTTTCTTCGAATAGCTCCTCCAGTCTTGCGGAAGGGTGGCAGTGAATCCATTTATTGGATCCACTGGCTGATAAAATCGCGTGTTGACTAGGCATGTAGTGCCTCCCAGGCTTCCTGATATTTCTCTTTAGGAATATCGCAGATCTTGCTTGCACCCATCTGAGTTAGGAATACTTTTAGTACGGATACACCTTTTTCTTTGGCAAATGCGACGCCGGCTTTCTGTAATTCTTCTAGCGTGATTTCTTTCGCAAGTGCTGTTGGATCCGGTGTAGGCTTTACAGTCTCATGAATAGGCTCATCTTGAGTCGTCCAATCTTTGGCCATTGGAATCTTAGTCTCATTTTCTTTTTCTTTACGAGTTGGCGTTTCCTTTGTTGGTGCTTCTTCTTCCCATGGGAATGTTTCAGGCTCAGGCAATTTCTCCTCTAGCCCTGCGCGCTTTAGGTCTAGCTCCTTGGCTAGCTCCAACAATTTTTTAGCGTCGTCGATTTCGCTTGTTGCGAATTGCAATGTTAATTGGTAATACATCTATTTTTCCTCCTTGTTAAAAATCATCTTCTTCGTCCGAGTCATCGTTGAAAAGGTCCTCGAATACTTCAACTAAATGCTTTGTGTGTTCTTCGTACTCTTCCTTCGTGATGTCCTCCAGTCCGTCTGTCCACATTCTTGAAGTTCCGTACTTTTCATTTATTTCCTGGAATTCCTCGAATGTCATTTGTTTATCCTTTTTAATTCAGCGTAGGTAATGCAGAAAGGGCATTCTTGATCTCCTTTTTCTGCAGAACACGACCATTGCTGAAGTTCGCCAGCAACGGGTCCGGCATCTAGTCTGCAACTTCCTTCTTCATAGGCGATATGTAAGGTATTGGGCCAAGATTCTCTGACATAAAATGGACAATATAGCGGATCAATTTCGTCAACAATAATTTGCATTTTTTCTAGTCCTCCATTTCTTCCATTTCTACGCCTTCTAGACTTTCGCTTAGGCTCACAACCTGCTGTACAAAGTCTTGAAGCATGGCATTTGCAGCGTGTCTTATAATCGATCTATATTCCTCTGGGTTGACATCCATCGCCTCAAGAAAGGCTTTCACTTCTGATTTGTGTCCCTGAATATTTGCTTCCATTTGCATGTTGTCTTCAACGTCTGGCGTTAGTGCAACTTCTACTGAGAAAAGCTTTAATTCTCTTTTTGCAGGTTTTTCTTTTTTAATAGTGATCATGTTTAGTCCTCCTCTGTTATTTCACAATCTGCTAGGATATCTTCAATCGTTGCATCCCTATTAACGCCCTTGAAATACCCTTTTTCTCTCATCTCGGTTAAAAAAGTTATATTTTTGAACTGATATTCGGGCGAATAGACTTGTGAACAGCTTTGTAATAAATCAAATTCAAACTGAGTTAGTTCGTAAGTTGGTTTTATATACTGCTGCTTTAGCCAATCCATTACCTTTTCATGACATCCTCTTGATCGATCTTTGCTAAGTTCGCAGTCAATGCATTTAGTACGATCACATCGTTCAGGTCTTCCTTTGACTACCGCTAAATTCCACAGGCCTTTTTCTAGAATTTCTTGTTGGAAATGATCTAGATTAGTTTCCTGATTCTGTTCTTTATACTGTTCTCTATATTGCTTCAATTCCTCCAGCCACGCTGCAAGCTGCTTAAAGTTTTCTCTACAACGATCACTCATGCACTGATTTTTAGATGCTTCTTTTGCGCGGGCAATCAATTCATCTATTGTCATTCTTTCTTTTTCCTCCTTGTATTTTTGAACACGTGCTGTATAATATAAGCGTGTTCTATTGCTAGAGCCTTATTCGTTTTCGAACGAGGTCTTCTAGCCTTTTTTTATAGAACGCTCGTAGGATTCTACGATATTCTTTTGTGTGAGGCCTAGATACTGAACAGCGCGCTTGGTTAGAATTACGTTGCTGTCGATATTTTCTAAGCCTTCTTTTTTTATGTCTTCCATGATCTTCTGGAAGATCTTGCTTCCTTTGTTCCTTCCGCAACCTAGAAACTTTGATAGCTCGGATTTGTTCATATATCCCTTTTCCATCATTTCGTACCTGTAGGCTGCTAGGTTTTCTACTTGCAAAACTCACCACCTCCTTTAAAGAATTTGATAGATCATGATCCAAACCGCTACGATAAGCGACAGGATCAGGATTAGGATCGCAACGTTTAGCACTGTTACAAGTCCAGATCTGAATTTCTGCTTTCTGATTCTTTTTTGTTCTGCATAGAAGGCTTCCAGTCTTAGTCTTTCTCCGTGAAGGTTGATACCCTCCGCAAAGTCTGGAAGCTCTGCGCCTGTTGATTTGTGTTCCATTTCTTTTTCTTCCTTTCGTGTTACAATCTCCTATGAAAGGAGGTTTTTTTTATGACTGATAAGTTAGCTAATATCTTGACTGTAGCTCTTGCTTTTGCTGCGATTATTTCTCCAAGTATTACAGCGATTATAAATAATCGATATCATCTAAAGCTTCGTAAGCTTGAGATTGAAGCGGATAATAAGAAAAGTAATAATCTAGCTAAAAAAGACATTTATATGGGTTTCCTTCAATACGCTGGTAAATATTTATACTTTAACCACCCAGAATATATGAAGGAATACGGGGAATACTTCTTTAGAATTCTTCCTCTGGTTTCTCCTGATCTTCGCAATAAGCTAATCGAATTCAATAAGCTTTTGGCAAACGATCGACATACTGCTGGAAGATTACTAGAAGAATTGACTCCAGATATTAAGAAAGAGCTCGAAGAACTAAACTAGATACTGCTATAAACCAGATTAGAATCGCATACACTCTGTACCAGGTGTTTTCCGGTTCTAATTTTTTCATTGTCGGGATTCCTACCATTACGGCTACCGTTAGAATGAAGATCCCTCCTACAACTGTTGCATCCATCTACTTCACCTCCTCTTATTTCTTTGGTTCTTCCAGTGTGTACAGATTAGGAAGTATTAAATCGTATCTTTTTCCAGATTCCTCTAGCCCTTTTAAGATTTTGTTAACCAATTCTTCAACTTCAATAGGCATCTACTTCACCTCCTGTTTTTCTGGTTCCTTGGCTGCCGGTTGAGCGTCTTTAGCTCCAGCAATGTAGCCTTGAATAAATGATTTTTGTTTTTCATTTAAACCTTTTACATATTCGGCGTTTTCTTTTAAATCATTTAACTCGAAATTGCTTTTATTCATGTTTTATCACCTTCTTTATTGCTTTTATTCAAGTTATGTCTATAATTTACCCCTCAAAGTACAGAATGTCAACACAAAAACTTGAATTATTCAAGATTTGTGTTATTCTTTCGGTGAGGAGGTAAATAAAAATGCTAGGACAAAGAGTAAAAGAGATTCGAAAAGGTTTAGGCCTTACAATGAAAAAGTTTGCTGAACCTCTTGGTTTATCTGAATCTGCTATAAGTCATATAGAAAACGGATCAGCTAACCCGTCCGAGAGTACTAAAAAATTAATATGCTCTGTATATGGTGTAGATTATTTCTGGTTAACCGAAGGAAAAGGAAAACCCTTTATCAACGCTACACAGCTTTTATTAGAACAGTTAGCCATCGAAAATCACTGGGATTCAGAAACTTTAGATATTATGAAAAAATTATATGAATTACCCCCAGAACAGTTTGAGCTAGTTCTTGGAATGATTAAAAATATGAAAGACGAGTAATCCTGTTTAGGTTGGTTACTCGTCTTTTATAAAAAGTCACATTTAATAAAATGGGATATAGACATCATTAATGTCAAATAGGCTTGTACAATTTACCTGTAAGTGAGGTAATGAAATATGTGTACAGAATTTAATTTAAAAATAGATGAATCTACTGAGTTGCTAGATACAA